TCATTTATAACGCGAGCCCCCATCGCGAAGCTCACTCACATGTGGCGCGGTTTGCAGCGCGTCATCCCCGAGTAAAAAGGGAAAACCACGAAAATTGAGAATATTATTAAATTGAGCCTGACAGGCTTGATGGGTTCGAGGGCAAATCGTGCCTTGGGGGAAATCGGCGACATTAAGCCCGCATCTTTGATCGCCAAATTCAGCGTCACACAATTTAGAAAATACGCGCCCGATTGAGCGTTCCAATAAGACGGATTTGCCAACCCATTCCGCTTCGAAAGTTTCCCCGCTTTGACGAATACTGCCCAGCAATCCGCTGGCCATATGTACGATCTGTTCGGGGGCACGCCAATTCACGCGGTAACTATCTATAGCGGCCTGTTCATAGAGACCGGATTTAATATCCGCCGCTGTTATCCGCGCGCTATTTAAAATGCCTTGAACCGCGCCGTTATTGGCCGCAAACCCCAGACGATGATCGCTCTCGCCAGAGGTCAGGCTTGAGGCGGCCTCATAGCTCACGCCGTCAACATCAAGAGGTCGGTCGTGATCTGTAAAACCTAAAACCATCCCATCACGCCGCGTAATTTTCCATAGCCAAGAGAGAGTCGTAACAAACCCTGAAAGATGATTTTTGAAATCCGTTGAGAGATTACGCATGACCGCGCACCTCAATCAGAGGAATATTAACCGCTTGGCCTGCGCCAAAAGCCTCAAGTGCTAGGTCAAGTCCATCTGTGTCAAAGCGCACAACCACATCAAAGATGAACCCCGCTGTGATAACTGAACCAACGTCAGGCGGGGCAAGAAACGTGATAAGCCCCGTCATCGCGTCTAGGCTATATTGCGCAGTTGGAAGCTCAGTTCCATTAATCGCAATTAAAAGACTTTCAGCAACAGGTTTTGTAATGATCCGCTCATATTCCCCGCCGCTATCTTGATAACTTTTGATGATCTGAAACTGTGTTTTGACGCCGTCACCTAAGCCGATAACTTGATCCCCAGCCGAGAGTATTTCGCTGGGCTTGCAGGATTTAAAATCCATAGGGTCGCGAAACCGAAAGCTATGAAGCTGCCCGCGCCGCGCTTCAAAAAATGTGATAAGCTCATGAAGCTGATCCAAGGTCTTTATCCCGGCTCCCGCATTATAGCGGCGACGCGAGGTTGCATGGGGCGTATTACGGTGCTCAGCTCCGCTGGCAAGCGGCGTTATTTCAGTCACACGGCTCGGCCCACCACTGGCCCCGAAAGCCAGCGGAAAAGGAAATGAAATATCGTGAAAGTCTGTCATGTTAATCTCTAGGTAAAGCGTTGACCGTCAGCGACCGCGCGGGCAAGGCTCGCCGATATTTGGCCTTGGGAGCGTTTGAAACTATCGGGACTGCTCACGCCAGACACCGTCATGTTTACGTTAACGGCTGGCTTTGACCCACCGCCGGAAAGTGATTGGCCGATTGAGCTTCCGAGCCCGCTAATAGCTTGCTGTAAAGGATTGGTAAAAAGCTCAGTGATCGCGAGTTTTGCCAAGTCGCGCGTTATAGACTCCGCCAAGGAATTGAAAGAAAACTCCCCCGATTTCGCAGCGCGGTCTAGCGCGGTGGAAATACGCTCACCTGCAAGTTCAAAAGCTTGCGCAACGGCTTCAGCGGAATCAATCGCGGGCCCGTCTGCAAAATCTTGCAAAGCATCGGCCGCCTCATTTTTGGGTGTCATAATCTTGTTCCAATTTAATCAAGTCTCTTTGGCGCATGGCTTGAGGCGCTGATTGCCGGGTAAGCGCGAACCAATCGATTAGAGAAATCTTCCAAAACTCTTTGGGCGTTATGCCGAGCTGCATCACGGCAATTTTCAGCCAAGCCTCAAAAGGCCAGTTGTCAGTTTTCACGAAAGGCCTCCTCGAATACTCGGCAGATTTGGGGCAGTGATTTAGCCAATTCCACATCGGTGAAATCATTTGGCCCATCAGGATCGCAAGCCCGTATCAAACATCTCAATAAGAGACGGCTTTGGTCTCGGCTCAGTTGGCGCAAGCACGCCGCTAGCTTTGCTGGGCCTAAAATCGAAAGCCCCGCACTGATCTCGGCAAGCGCCCCCATAGTCAGGCGCAGACCATATTCGCGGCCTGCCACACTCACGGTGCCGTCGCCTTTATGATAGGTCATTAGACCGTGCCAAAACTGGGCGCGCCTGCGCTCATTAAGGTGAGATCATAAGTGGCTTCGCCGTCATAGCTTCCCGCATAAGACAAGGTGGTCAGCAAAAACGGGCCTTCTATAATCCCGAAATCTGGAATGATGAATTGATACTCAGTCGCCGATTGCTCGATGAAGGCCGCACGCGCCATCGCATCCGAGCCGCCATCGCGAAAAATTCCCGCGCCGCTAATTTCGGCAGATTTCACCCCTGCGCCGGGGAGCAGTTCTTTCCAGCCCTGCGCCGAGTCCGAGTTAGTGATATCCACCGCGCGGGCATTGAGCTTAATCGACTTACTGCGGAGTCCGGCAAGGGTAATAAAATCTCCATTTATATCTTTGGTTTTGACGAGCATATCCCGTCCGCTTTGAGCTACCATTAGGTCGCCTCCTGTGAAATATCGCTGCTGTCTGTTGTGAAGGAAAGCCGTAAGAGGCCATGCAATGTGTCTGCGCCCGGCCCGCGCATAATATCTGAATAGGCAATATGTTTGCGCACAAGAGCTATGCCGCCCAAATCAAAATTCGTGTTTTTAATCGCGCCAGATATCGCGTCCATAATGGTGAGCGCCTCGCGCCGCCCCCCATAACGTGACCAGATATGCAAGCTCAGACTATGAGACTGAATACAGGCTTCATCCCCGCTAATATCCAGCGTACGCATCGGCCCGTAGGTCAGATATGGAAAAACCGGATCGGCAGGCAGATGATCATATAGACGGGGCGAACTTCCGAGAACGGCTCTGACGCCTTCATCTGTGGTCAGCACAATTTGCAGCGCCCGCGCCATATCAAGTGTTGTTAGGCTCGCGCTCATCTTTGTTCCTCCTCGCACATAACGTGCAAGCGTTCTTGACGGTTATCGGGGTCGGAATGGGTGATGACGCGCAAAATTCTATGACCCCAAATGATTTGGGCGCGTTCGGGAAAATCAGCTCTATATCTTAGTGTCACTTGGTAAGCTTGCGTAATGGCCAGCCGTCCATTTTCACTCACGCGGGAAATAGACTTTGGCGTGACCTGCGCCCAAAAGGCGCGCAGAAACACCCAATGCGTCTGAACCCCGCCAAGCTCGTCAGCTGTGTCTTGCGGCACATAAAGCCCCAGCCGCGTGCGCAGGTTCCCGATCATAATCGCAGCGTCCGGTAAGGCATAAGCAGCGCGTCAACGAGCATGGGGACAGGACGAGCAGGCGCATCATCGCGGTGCTCATAATGCTGCGCGACCAAGAGCAAAATCGCTTGGCGGAGCTGCATCGGCACCAGCTCTTTTTCGCTGCCATAACCCGCATCAAATTCAATCGAGAGCGCGCTGGGGTCCGCGGCATAATCCGAAAACAGCTCACGTTTTGTCACCAGAATATTGACCGGTGAGGCGCGTAAATTTATCCGAAGCTGTGAGAGCGGAATATCAATGATATTGTCATTGCCCTCTATCAACGAAACCTTGTGAACCTGCTTCACAGGCCCATGATTCATATGCACCCCGCTGGTGCAAACCCGCGTCGTCGTAAATAAGCGGCGACGCGTAATCAGGCTGGTCGCTGCCATCTCTTCGATGCGTTCGCGCGCCGCACGGACCATGCCGCTAATCAACGCATCCTCATGGTCGTGATCAACCCGCAGAAATTCTTTCGCCCCTTCCAAGGACACAGGTTCTATGGGCGGGGCATTTATATCTGTGATCGTCATTGAGTTTCCTTTCAGGCCATAAAAAAGGCCGCCTCAGAAATTGTCTGGGGCGACCTTGAAGTCGTAATTTTGAAGCGGTTTCGCTTTAGGTGGCGCTGGTTTTCAGCAGCTTGATCGCGTTGAAATCCTGCACCCCGCCGCCAACACGTTTAGTCGTGTAGAACAGCACATAGGGTTTGGCGGAATAAGGATCGCGCAGAACCCGCACGCCTTGGCGGTCCACAATCAGATAACCCCGCTTGAAATCCCCAAAGGCCATAACCGCGCCTTCGCTGCTCACATTGGGCATGTCTTCGACCTCATTAAGCTTATAGCCCAGCAAGGTCGAAGGCTGTCCGGCCTCGGTGGAGGGTTGCCAGATATAATTGCCGTCCGCGTCTTTGAACTTACGCACCTCGCCGAGTGTGCGGCGGTTCATGATGAAATTCCCGCCTGCGCGATACCGTGTCTTGGGCGCATAGATCAGATCCATGATCGCGTCGACGGGCGCGTCAGGGTCAAAGCCGCCCGCTGTGCCTGTCGCGATATAGCCAAGATTACCCCAGCTCTGGGACTGGTCTTCGGCTTGGGTATAAGAGAGAATACCTTTGGGTTTATTGACCCCGTCCCCGGCGGCAAAGGCCGCCGTTTCTTGGGCCACAAAGACATCACGCACTTCATCGGCCAGCCACTGATCGACATCGGCAACGCCGTCATCGAGCAAGGTCTGCGTTGCGGCAGGCATAGCGTAAAGCTCGCCCGCCGGAAAATCGAGCAGCTCTAATTGCGGGGCGTCGGTTTCAACCCGCGCCTCGGTCTCGCCTGCCCAGCCAGAGGCCGCGCCGCCATTGGAGACAGGCTTTTTAAATTGACCCACACCTACGCGGCGTACCGTAGCAATAGAGCGGAAAGGCGAGGCCTCGGTGAGGGCGCGGTCAATGCGCGATTCCGTTTCCGGCGGGGCGACATAACCACCCTCGGCGTCCACAGATAAGGACTTGCCTTCGAGGGACATCAGCTCTGATCCATCGCCTGTGCGGATATAAGAAGACCACGCCGATTTGGCTTCGGGGTTAATAGCTGCGCCGCCAATAGCCGGACGAGAATTGGCCAGCGCCAGATTTTCAATCTGCTTGGCTTGACTATCCAGCGCCGCGTTAATCCGCGCGACTTTATCATCAAGCAAGCCGTCATTTTGCTTGCCCTCAAGCGCGGCCAGACGCGCATCATTGGCGTCTTTAAAAGCTTCGAAGGTCGAAGCGAAATCAGACGTCATCTTTTTCAGAGGGGCTGACTCCATCTGTTTGGTGTGTTTCGTTTGGGTTTTCATGTTTAGTCCTTTGATTATTTGAAAAATGAGTAAACCACGCAGGCGAAAGCGCCCGTGTAAGACCCGTTTTTCAATTGAGAAATGTGTAATTATGAGAGCTTTATACCCCAGCTTTGAAGAGCGAGGATTAATCTCTTGATATTTTTTATAAGCGCCTGAAAAGACGCGGTTTTATGTTCGAGTTAATGAGGATAGAGTTTTGCCGACTGTATCGTCAACTTGCTACGGTTTATATTTCGCAGTACATTCCTGGCATGACAACCAAACTCATGGGTATAGGCATGCTCATCGCCTCGCTGCTGACAGCTATGGCCGTGCCGGCTCACGCTTGCTCCTGTGCGTATTATCAAACCCTTCCTGAATTTGTCGAAAACACGCACATCATCTTTAGGGGTCAGGTCACAAAGATTCCTCAGGTAGACAGGTATGGTTTTAATTTGAAGGAGACTGACCAAACGAAATTTGATGTCCTCAAATCCTATAAGGGAGACTTATCAAAAAGTGTCAGCCTCACCCACTCGACCAATGGTGCCACTTGTGGGGTCAATTTCGAGAATGACCAGACTGGCCTTTTTTACGCTGTTGTCGCCCATATCGATTATGAAGAGGTCTTATATACGGGTTTATGCGTACGTCCTAGGTTCACTGAAGAGCAAGTTATTGCCTATATTGAAACGGGGCTTGATACAACAAAGTTAGATTACTATTGCGAGCGTGACATAGACAAGGCGTATGAAAAGCAATTTAAAACACACCTCTTCGAATTAGACAATAAAGCCTGCGAGGCCGTTGTCCCGCTTTATGATCAGCTTTATCGAAACTAGGCGGTAGGTCCGGATGTCTTGGACATTGCCTCCTCCATCTCCATAATCCGCGCCTCCCGCAACATCGGAAACGCCACGACGGAGACTTCCCATAAATCGAGCTCTAGCAGGGTGCGTCCGCCTGCGGGCCGCTTTGTGTGACGTATGGGGCGGTAGCCTATGGAGAGGCCGCTGATCGCGCCTTCGCGGACTAATCTTGCGATGTGTTTTGCGCGCTTATTTCCTGCGAGGATGCGACCCGACACGAAAAGCCCTGTCGCATCTTCGAATATCCTATCCCAGACCCCGATGGGTTTTTGGGTTTCGTGGCCGAAGAGGAGCGGGAGCGTTTTAGATTGCCGCGCTAAAAGGGACGCGGCGAAGGCCCCGCGCGTGACGATATCGCCGGACATATCGGCCTGTCCAAACAGGCTGGCATAGCCGGAGATTTTTAAGTCTCCGGTAAAGGTAATAGTTTTCATGATTTATTTCTTGTCGTCTAATCTGTTTTCGATGCGGGTGAGCGATTGCCTCGCCATGAGCATTTGTTCTTCGAGCCTCGCCAATCTTTCCGCGACAGGGGCGTCGATCTTGGCTTGGGATTCAAGGCTTGCGAGCCGCGCTTCGGCGGCCCCTGCCCAGAGCAGCGCGCCTGCCGTTTGGATTAAAACAGCGAGGACCAGTCCGAAGGTGATAGTGCGGTCCATATGAAGAGGCTTATCTCTTGTGTTTTCAGCCATGCTCGCCTCCTACTTCTAGGCCCGCCATTTCGCGGCGTTCGCTATCCGTGAGGAAACTCGCAGCGCCAAGGCGCGCCCATAACTCTCCGCGTTCCTCTGACAGGGCCGGTACTTGATCGAGTTCCAGATGGATACGCAGATCATCGCCGAAAAAGGGCCGTAGCCAGCTCTCCATGCCGCGCGCGGTTTTCTGCACGAGGGGCACGATGGTCTGTCGCCAAAAGGCCTGATTGGCCTCGCGGTAATTGGCGTAAGTATTATCCCCCGGAATGCCGAGCAGCATAGGCGGCACGCCAAAGGCGAGCGCAATTTCGCGCGCGGCCTCGCGGCGGGCGGCAATGAAATCCATATCGGTGGGGGTTAAGCTCATGGCCTTCCAATCCAGCCCACCTTCGAGCACCATAGGCCGTCCGGCATGGCGCGCGCCGCTATGCTGGCCTTCCAGTTCTGATTTGAGGCGGTCAAATTGCTCGTCCGAGAGGCGGTCCATCCCTTCGCCGCCTTTGTAAATTAAAGCCCCGCTGGGACGGGCCGAATTATCAAGCAGGGATTTGGCCCAGCAGCCGCCCTCATTGTGAATATCCACAGCGCCTGCGGCGGCCTCTAGCGGCGAAAACCCATAAGTGTCACTGACCGGATGAAAGAGCCGCATATGATGAATGGCCGAGCGCCCGGTTGCTGCGTCGCGTTTAAAGCGGCGCTTATAACCGCCCGCCTCATAATCATAACCTGCGGGCCACCCATCACGCCCCGTCAAAACCGAGATACGATCAGGGCGCAGCGCATAAAGCGCGGTCGGCACGCCGTCTACCAAGGCTGCCTCCAAATAGGCATTGCCGCCGACTTGAAGATAGCCGTAAAAGCTCTCGAGTATTTCGGCCGCGGTGGTCATGGGATTACCGCGCGTGAGAAAGCTCTCGGCGGGGTCGCCGCGCTCGCATATCTGGTTACGGCGAGCGCATAAAGGAATAGAGGCAGCCGCCTCGGAGATCAGCCGCACGCAGCGATATACCGCGGCGTTTTTCTGATAGCCCTCACGGGCGAGCGCGCCGTAATCCCGCCCGCTCCACTGCGCCTGGGAGGAGAGGTGCAGCGCGACAAGGGGTTGCGATTGAGAGATGCTTTTTTGCTGTATAGGTGTGTGTGATGCCGCACGCGAAAACGTCCGGCCAAGCCAGTTTTTCATAAGTTTTTCCGAAGAGGGTTTTTCGAGGAGAAAAGCTTTATACACCAACACACATAAGTGAGGATCTATCTCATACACTTTTTTATAAGAGCTTGAAACTAAGCGGGTTTATTTAGGCTTTATTGAGGATAGAAATTTTAATTGCCATATGCCTTCACCTCTCTAAAATACTACAAGGAGAGGTTTTGGGTAAAATAAAACAAACATCCGGTCTGGTGACCAAATTCGGCATTGTCGCGCTTGGGGCCTATTTTCCCAAGTTTTTCAGAATTCATCTAAGCTATATGCGGCATAATTTTCGAGCTTGGGCCGCGCTGTTTGTCGCCCCCTTTTTGACGATTAAATTATTTATGATCGCCCTATTCGAAAGTTTATCTCGATTTGGTAATGGGACAGGCGGCACGGTTTGGCACTTTGATATTATCGCTATTTTTGCCGTCGCGCTCTGTTTTGTTTTGGCTGAACGTCATCAGGGCTTTCGACGAATTTATGTCTATGCGGTTCCAACCATCATGGCGCTGGGCTTGCTGTACTGGGCTGGCGGCAATGGCGGATATTTGAATATTGGATATTTGGTCAAAGCAGGACTGATCGGATATTTAACCTACCGTGTGGGCCGCTTTACAATCGCAAGCGGCTATCAACAACTCAGCGAGGGCGGGGATAAGGATTATAGCCAAGGCTATGAGCATTATGCGCGCGAAGAGTATGACCTCGCCATGCCGTTTTTGGAAAAGGCTGCCAAACGCGGACATTTTAAAAGCCTGTTTCTGCTGGGTGATGCCTATGAATGCGGTAACTTTTATGAAGCCGATCCGTCCAAAGCTGCCGAGTATTTCATAAAATCCGGCCGTAAAGGCTATGACAAAGCCAATGCCCGATATGAGGAACTTTTGAAACGTCTATCGACGAAACAACGTGCAGAGATTCAAGATATCTGGGGTCTTTGATTATCCCCTGCCCCTCGCAAAAACTCTCTGTATTTTTTCGGCGACATAGCCGACCAGCGATTACAAGCCGCGTTGAATGCCTCGCTGGATGAGTAATCCATAAGCGAGGCTAAGCCCTGATTATCTAGACGCTCAGACCAGTCTAACGCGCGCGCGGCGGGCGATGTAGGCCCAAATGAGTTAAAGTTAGAGGGTTCTAAGCCGCTGTAAACAAGCTTTGAGCTTTGGTTTGATCTCCCAAGAGAGATTTAGCCAAACCGTAATTTCTCTTGAGATCACGGCGCAAAACATCATCCCCTAATAAAGAGGCAAGTGTGATAGCCCCACGATAGGCGCTAACAGCATGCTCTAAAGCTTCAATATCATGATTGGCCCTGCCCAAAGTCAGTAGCGTATCCGCCAAAGCCTGTTGAACCTCAGCATTTTCATGCGGTGTATTTTCTATGGAGTAAAGCTTCTCGGCGGAGCGCAAGGCTGCCACTGCTTGGATGAGCGGAGCTGTATCCCCCGTCTGCGAGGCCAACAGAACCATTTGCGAGGCCAGTTCTCGATTCAGACTTGCCAGCGCGTTATTTGTACGTTTCAGATCACGTTTTAACTTGGACTTTGTCTCTGCCAT